TGGTAAGAAATTACCATTTGATTTGTTCGGAGTATACATCGCAAATAAAACGAAAATAACAAACAAATAATAGGTAACAATATGAAGCTAAAAGACGGACAATCGAACGAAGTAGCGGTTAAAAAAGAAGCAGGAGCAGTTGCAGCGATAAACATCGAGCAATTTGGCGATGCAGGATTTGAGAATGTGGACTCTAAAAGTTTAGCATTACCATTTCTTAAAGTTCTTGGTCAGCTTTCACCACAAGTGACACAAGGTGATAGCCAATTTATGGCAGAAGCTAGAGCAGGAATGATCTACAACACAGTGACAGACGAACTTTATGATGGCCAAAAGGGAATTCATGTGATTCCTTGCTATTATAAATTGGAGTACATTGAATGGAGAGACAGAGACAAAGGTGCTGTTGCTCCAGTAAATGTTTATCCAGCTGATTCGGATATCATGACTAAAACTACCAGAGGTGATGATGGTAAAGATCGTCTCGAGAATGGTAACTACATAGAGGAGACAGCCTCTCACTATGTGATGGTTGTTGAGGAAGAAAAATCATCAACAGCTTTGATAACTATGAAGTCCACTCAAAGAAAAAAATCTAAGAAGTGGAATTCGATGATGATGTCCTTAAGGCAAAAGAGAAAAGATGGGAAAGGTTTTTTTAAACCTGCACCATTTACTCAAATGTATTCTCTTAAAACTGTACTTGAAAAGAACAATCTTGGTTCTTGGTTCGGTTGGGAGATTGAGCATATAGGACAAGTGGAGAGCGAAGAAACAATTAAAGGTGCCTTTGACTTTTATGAGTCATGTAAAAAAGGTGCCATCAGAGTTAACCACGGCAAAGAAGAACAAGTAGCAAAAACTCCATTCTAACATGGATCTACTTGACAAAACCCTGGAGGAGTTTATAGAACTCTTCCAGGGCTCTACTACATATTTTGGTGTTTCCAAACCAACGGGTAAGAAAAACTCTAAGGGTAAGGCAGAATTCAAACATTGGGTTGAACCTTCTCCAATGTCAAAAGAACATTGGGTGCAACATTTAAAAGGAGAAGCTTATTATGGGTCTGTCCCTATCAGAGATGATAATACATGCAGTTGGGGGGTCATCGATGTTGAT